ACACAAACTCGTATTTATTGTTTAGGCGCTTGACGCGATAGCCAATTGCGATCTCGTTCGGCTTGTCGTCTTCACCTTTCACAAGAAAACCCTTTTCATACAGATGGCCAAAAAGCGTAGCCTTTTCTGCCGGGGTCAGGGCGTTGACATCCAGCTCGATCTCCGTGCCCTCGTAGTTTGTCGCTGTTTCTTCAACCGCGTCATCGGAATACAGCTTCTCGCTGGAGAACTTGTCACTCACTTTTGCGCTGATGGCTCTTGCCAACTTGGTCGGAGTGCCGGCGGTGTAGCCGGTTGCGTCGTTTTTGGTGACAAGCGCCACATAGATGTCTTTCAGACCGACACGGCGGCTATGTACATTTCTTTCCTCGTTCATTTACTTATCCTCTCTCCGCCTGATTGGCGGCATTGTTCTTTTCAACTGTCAGTGAGAAGCGCAGCTGTTTGACATATAGCTCTGTATCGTCCTCGTAAGCGTTATTGGCCTCCAGAAAGTCAAAGCCATAGGCTTTCATCAGAGCCAGCACTTCGGCGGCCAGCGCCACCTCGTCCACCAGGCTCCAAATATTCACCTGAACCGTAGCTGTCTCGCTCTCGCTGTCATCGTCGCTGTGGTCATCCTCCGCATAGCTGAGCGGCCAGAGAGAGATATGCGTATCTGTTATATCCGGGTCATACCACCCCTCTCGGACCGGAATACCCCGGCCGGAGATCTGCAACAGTGCAATACTGGCTTCATTGATCACATCTAACATATCGGTCTCCTTAATCGCCTAAATACTTGTTTGCGTATGACTGTAGCGTCGTTTCGGCAATGCGACGGTACATGCCCTCGCACTGCTTGTTTGTTTGGTTAATGAATTCTCGGGGGCGCATTTTTGATGTTCCCCATTCAACGAACTTCATATAAAACTGTGGGCTGTTGTCGCTGAGCTTCCAGCCTACCTCTGCGTTTGAGCGGCCGTCTGTGTCTGTCCTTGTGTTTGACACAGGGATCACATCAGCGGCGTGGGCAGGTGAGTACTGCACGAACCTGTGGCCGAGATACCGACCGGTTTTGCTGTGATCCCTCGACCTTGGCACATTCCGCTTCATTGTCCTGTGTGTTTCCAGCTTGGACAGATTGATGATGTGGCGGGTGCATTGGCCCACCACATCTAAAGAGCTTACCTCTTGCAGGTTCTTTAGCAGTTGCTCCATACCTTGAAATTCCATATTGACGATCATAAGATCACCCCTTATGTGGTACGCTCGCACTTGAGCGTAACGAACTCGCGGCTGCCTCTTGAATAGTCGATATGGTAGATCCGATAGCGTGCGCCTGTGGCTACTTCTTCCACAAAGTAGTCCTTGGCATGTCCTCGCATATCTTCCAGGGTCTTGCAGTAACGCAGTTTGAACGCCAGCACTTCATGCAGCTTGGCGGCCATTGCCTGGTACAGTTCTTCGCCGTACAGATCGGCCGGCGTTGCCCAAACATTCATATAGTGTGGGGCGCCTGCCTTATCTTCGATCTGTCGGCCGCCGGTGGTGGAAAAAACACGCTTGCGAATATTGATTTTAATTTCCATCACCGGCACCTCCGTAGATCTCGCTGTACAGAAATGTGGAGGCGTGACCGCTGAGAAGCTGCGTGTTTGTGCCGTACTTCTCCCTGTGGTCGTACAGGTCCTTAACGGACATCAGCAGCAACAGATCTTGTCGTGCGGTCGGTGCGGCTGCATTATAGCCGGGGAGTAATTCGCCAAGCGTTGCCGCCGTGGCGTCGATCATCAACCGGATCAACTCGTCATCGTCCGCATAGTCCACCCGCAGGTAGCTTTTAACCGTGTTCAGTTCCATTGCTTACCTCCGTTCTTTTGCAGTTGACTGCAAATTAGCCCGCTGCTGCTTTCAAGAAGCCCTTGGCCATGGCCGCGCCGTCAACCACCTGTACATCAAAGCGGTCGCGCACCTTGCAACCCATCGTGTCAGAAGTCCAGTACACATTGGGGTTGGCCTCAATGGTCATCTTCTCGCGATCAAACAGGGTTACTGCCTCGTGGCCGTCACCCATATAGATGGGTGCGCCCTTGGAAGCGTCTGTCTTAAGGGTCTTGTTTGATAACGGAGTGATCGGATAAGTGCCGAAAAGTAGTTTCCCGGTCTTCTTCATCGGGTCCGGCTGCAAAATGTAGTCGCCATTTTTGTCTTTCAGTCTGTCAAGGAAGTTGAAACCATCCTGATTTGTGATTACCTCCGCGCCTCGTGCGATTTCTGGATCCAATGTGACATTAAATACATCTTTCAGCCCATCCACATCTGCAATGGTGACTGTGTTTTCACCAACTGCTGCGTCAAATGCTGCTAAGATTGCGGCATTTCGTGTCGCAATGCTCTTTTTCGCGCAGTATTCGGTCAGGAAGGACATAATGTTTTCTGCGGTATCACGAAGCAAGTCGAAAGTCAGCTTAATGATACCGCCGCGCTTTTTGATCTTGTATTTGATCGAACGCATTTTGGGTGTGCCAACTTCATCGAATTCTGCTGCTTCGTCGATCTCCGGCCAGGGCGTGTATTCAGCGTCAACCTCGATCACACGCGTGCCTTCGTTAACCGCAGTGGTTTCAATGTTGACATGGTCCTCCAATGCAATATGGCCTCGTTTCAGCTCCTTGATCTCCGTTTGCAGATCGTGCGGTACGGTCAAGCCGCCGTCTTCATCTGAGCCCTCGGACATTACATTCAGGATTTGTTTTTGCTGTTCGGAAAGGTAGTCTTGCGGGACAGTACCCTTATTCTTCAAAGCCTTGAAATTTGCTTTTAAGTACGCCGCTAATGCAGCTCTGCGCTGCTTCGGTGTGACTTCCTGTTGATCAATGACCTGGTGCGGTTCTGTACCTGCACTGGCCTGCTTGGTGTCCATCACATCAGCCAGCAGATCGAATTTCTGCTGCAACTGCTGCAATTCGTCTTTTGCGGTTTGGGCCTCGGTCAGCTTGCCGGCTTCGGCCAGGTCCTGCACTTCCTGCTTCTTTGCGTTAATGCTGTCCAGCAGGGCTCTGAGCTTTTTGTTCATGTGTTTTTCCTCCTAAAAATTTTTTATTTTGTTCCGTAAAGGTATAAATCCGCCAGGATTTTGTCCTTTTTGGTGTCTTTGGCGGTGTCGGTGTTGACACCGGGCGGCAGGCTGGTGTACCTGTCGTAGAATGTGCTTGCACAGGCCACCATCGGCTCTGCGTTCTCCACCTCGAAGTTGAACACTTCGGCGATATTCTGCGAAGTCAGCCAAGTTTCGGCCGTCATAAGGTTGGCAAGCGCTTCTTTGTCCACTTTATCGGACATTTTTGTGCTGTACAGTTCCAGAATGGAGTTCTTGGCTGTATTCAGTTGACCAATTACAGCGGCAAAGTCAGCAGCATTGCCCCAACAACCCGTCATCGGGTCGTGGATCATCACCTGGGCACCGGTGCGAATGACCACTCGGTCGCAGGCGCACAGAATGACGGAGGCAATGCTGGCGGCAATACCGTCCACATATCCGACGGTCTCTCCTGCGTGTGCTTTGATTATGTTGGCAATGGCGATCCCGGCGAACACATCGCCGCCGCCGGAGTTGAAGTGAATTTCCACAGGCTTGTCCGGCTCGATCTGGTTAAAAAAGTCTGCAACCTGTTGTGGGCACTTGTCGTTGGCATACTCGCCGCCATAACCGCTGCAATCGTACATGCAAATATCGCCGTAGAAGTTCAGCACAGCTCTGTCCGCCTCATTATAGAGGGCGCAGTAGCCGACTTTTTCTCGCTTGTTGCTCACTCGGTTAAAGCGCTCAAAATTCAATACCTTGTTCATACGATCCTCCTTTCCGTCAGTCTGTGTTGTTGGTGCCATACTGGTCACCAACTCTATCAAGCGGAATGTATGTTCCGTTGACAATGGGGTTGTCTCCGCCCTGTACCGGCGGGTTGTCTTCCAGCTCTCTGCACTCGTTGATGGTGGCAATGCCCTTGTCCACCTTTTGCGCAAAGATCTCTGTCTGCGTCTTGCTGTCGGTCCGCAGCAGCACTTTATCGTTGAACTTGTAATAAAATCCAGTTGCCCGCTGTGGATCTGTCAGGCATTTATAGTTCAGTTCCTGCTCAATTTGGGAAATTGGGAACAGCATTGTCTCGGTCAGAAATGCCAACTGCTGTTGTTCGCTGTTTGCATAGCTGCTTTTGGAGTAGTCATTGATCTGCGTGGGCTTGATCCCGAACGCTGCCGCAAGCTGCAAAGCACCGTACTGTTTCAACTCCAAGAACTGGGCGTCTGACAACTTAAAGTCGATTGGCTCCAGTTTGAAGCCCGGCGGTACCGGGATAATGCGTCCGGCGTTGCTGGCACCTGCACCGAATTCTTCAAACTGCGCAATCATTTTTCTTTTGGCGCCCTCGCTCAACTCGCCTGTGTAATTCAGCACGGCCTTTCCTGTCATACCGTTCTTGAACAGCTTGTTTTGGTATTCCTGTGCAGCAATTTGGCCGTCTACGGTGGACCGCAGCAGTTCCAATACAGACGCCCCTCGGTACCCATCGAATGTAAAGAAGTTTTTGAAGTGCAGCACGGTGTCCGGGTCGAAGATATAGCTGTGCCCGGTATAGCGGTCTTGGTACCAGTAGTACAGCCCACCACCGTCCGTCCCGAAGATACCGGCGTCGTCCACAAGCAGATTGACCTGATTAGATGGCATGATCCACAGGCCCTTGGCCTTGACGGAGCCGCCATACTTCTGTCGGGTGAAATCTTGCTGCACCCACACATAGGCGTTTCCGTAGTGGTCCAGGTTCGCCGACACGCTGCTCCAAAATGTAGCCGGTGTCATATATGGGTTGGGCCGCTCTGTCAGCAGCACCGCCATATCGTCCTTTTTTGCCGTTTCGATCTTGCCCTCGGACTTTCGGTAAAACTTCAGCGGCATTGACCCCAAAGTCTCTGCTTTTTTTTTCAGGCAAATGTAATAGGTCACATCGTTTTGTGGCCGTTTGCCGGATGTTTGAATGCCCAGAAACTCCATCAGGCTTTCGTCCCCCGGCGAAGTGCTTGGCAGTACAAAGGCGTTTCGTACTGCCGTTGCGTTTTTTCGCAGATTATCAAAAAATGGCATTTGATTTCGCTCCCATCAGTGAAAGATATTCTTCAACCACGTCGTCCAAGTTGACTGCCTGCTCCTCCTGCATTGCCATTATCCAGGCGTCGATCAGCGCGTCTACCGGGTCGATACGGTCCGTCTTGACTTCCTTGTCGATCTTGACCTCCCCATAGGAATTGCCCACCGTCTTGGCGGACAGCATGGATCGGGTCAAAAGGGCGTCGTCGCCGTTATACTCCACATGCCCTGCCTTGATCTCCAGCCGTAGGTCCTCCGTAGGGGTTGATAGCACCCGGTGCGTTTGCGTTACGGACAGGCAGGGGGCGATCTCCTCCAGGTCTGCCAGAAATGCAGAAGCGTTGTGCGGGTCGTAACAGATGACCTGTAGATCCAAGTTATAGTCTGTAATCAGCTGTTTTAGGTAATTGAGAATGTATCGGTAGTCTGTTTTTACGCCGCCCATGGTCTCCGTTACCGTAATCAGACCCTGCCGCACCCACACATCGTATGGGGCGTCGTCCGACTGTATATGTTCTTCCAGCCGCCTGGACGGCATGAAGCTGTGACTGAAAACAAAGTACCGTTTTTCGCCGTCCACATAGTAGGGGACAACGATACTTAGACTGGTCAGATCGCCGCCGGAGGACAGGTCCAAACCGGCGTAAGCCTTGGAACCGATAAAGTCCTTTAAGGTTCGGTTTGACGCACCTGCCGTCCATTCTTCGGCGTTGTCGATGTAGTTGTTGCCCGCTGCTTGGATCCAGCAGTTCAGCTGCTTTACAACGAAGTCACGGAGGGTGTCTCCGCCCTCACGCCGGGCCTCGTTGGCTGTGGCGATCATGTTACCCAGCAGATCCGGCCTGTCTCGCAGCAGGGGATTGGACTTTAGCCAGTTGGTCGGTTCAAAATAGTCGTCGCCCTGGTCCATTTCTGCAATAAAAACAAATCGTGTCGGGTTATCGAAAGTACCGTCCAAGATACTACAGCAGGTCTCATACATCTTGTGACACGGATATTTGAGATTGAACCCGGCAGTAGTGATAACGCTGATCAGGCAGGATTGCATAAACTTTGTGCCGCCCTCCAGCAGCTTATAAACCTGGTTGTTCTTATGGGCGTGGTATTCGTCCACGATCCCCAGGTATGGTCGGAAACCATCTATCCGCTTGGTGTCACCGGATAGCGCTCGTATGTGGCTACCGGTCAGCTTGCAATCTATAGTTGAGTTGTGCTCGTGCACATTGAATAGGGCCTCCAGGTCGTGGTCGCTGCGGATGAACTTCACCACTTCGTTGAACACGATCTTTGCCTGGTCTGTCTTGGTGGCTGCACAGTAAACCTGCGCATATTTGTATTTGGTGAAGTTGCCGTAGAATGTGGCCAGGATCCCATTGAGTATGCTTTTGCCCTGCTGCCGTGCCAGTTGGATATATGAGGTCCGGTACCGGCGGTGGTTGCCGTCTTTTGTTCGCCAGCCGTGCAGGCTCCCAAGTATAAACGCCTGGAAGTCAGCGCAGACGAACGGCGTCTCTTCGTCACCCTCGGCAATGGTCAGCTTCTCGGCAAAGTTGATCAAAATTTGCGCTTGACGCGGATCGAAGTAATAGGCGAATGGCGCCAGGTCGCTTTTTTTCAGGTCATCTAAATGGCGCTGGCAGGCTTGGATTTCTCTTTTCCCGCCACCTGCCACTTGCCCGCTGCACACCCGCTTTGCGTAGTCTGTTGTGCGATCAGTCAGCAACATCATCACCGACCAAAAATTTGTTGACCGGCTGCTCTTTTTTCTTTGGCGCCACCAGGCCGAAGCGGGCACTCATTGTTAGGCCGAAGTCGGCTGCGCCCTGCCGGCATTGCTGCCATAATCGGCTGCGGGCAATTTGCAAATTCTCGTAGGTTGAGTTGTACGCCATCGTAACGGTGCCGTCCGGTCGTTCGACTTTTTTCATCATCTGCGTTTTAGTCAGCTGCTTGGTGACTTCCAAGAAGTCCCGCTCTACCACGACCAGCCGGAACAGCGCCTGACTGTCCAGGTTGCTGACGGTGTTCTCTCCAAGCCGTCGCAGTTCCGCAACGATCTCATCGAAACGCTGTTTATACTTCCTTGGTGCGCCTTTTGGGTACTCAATATGATCAGCCGGAGCAACCAGTTCCGCTTGCTTGCGCTCTTCGATCTCAGCCTTAGTCAAGTGCTTCTTGCCTTTGGCGATAACTGCGTCTGTTGACTGCCTTTTTCCGGCCATTCCGGTCACTCCTTTCCGTAATTCCGTAATACTTCAAAAATAATCTATCTGTCAGGTCTGTAAGCCTTTGAGCCTCCGTGGGGAGTTTTCTCCGTAAGAAAGAGTGGGCGCGACTA